TGGAATTTATTTTGTTTATTTGCACAAAACCAATCTTATGCATCCAGACATCCTGTCCATTACGGACACAAGCCCGTATCTCGAACGGGCGCAAAAAGGTTCCTACTTTGATATGGGACGAATCGGCAACGAGAAGATTGATGAGTTCCTGCGCTTCAAGGAGGGTGAGTTCATCGTCTGCACGGGTCACGCCAACGTGGGCAAGACGCACACGATGTTCTATCTGATGCTGATGCAGTCCATCACCCACGGGAAGAAGTGGCTCTGCTATGCGGCGGAGAACGAGGTTCACTCCATCCAACGAAAGCTGATTGAGTTCCTGCACGCAAAGCCAATCAACTTGATTCCAGAGGCGAAGATGCACTCCGACCTGTGCTTCATTGATGAATACTTTAAGTTCATAAACCCGAACAAGATTCTCTCGGCATTCGAGCTGCTACAAATCTTCAACGAGGTATTGAACGAATGGCAGTACACGGGTGCCTTCATTGACCCGTACAACTCCCTGCGTACCGACCAGAGCGTATTGGGCAAAACCTCGATGCACGAGTACCACTATGAGGTAGCAAGTGCCTTTCGGGTGTTCTCACACAAGGAGAAGGTCACCTTGATACTTTCCACCCACCCAGTCACGGAAGCAATGCGGAAGGTTCACCACGATAAGCACGAGTACGCCCGCCTCCCGATGCCTGTAAACATCGCCGACATTGAACACGGGGGCAAGTGGGGAAACCGCTCTGACTGTGTAGTCGTAATTCACCGCTATTCGGGCCACCCTACCGACTGGAAGCATACCCACATCCACGTCCGCAAGGTCAAGGAGACGGAGACAGGAGGACGCATCACCCCTTATGACAACCCGATCGTGCTGACCTCGATGATGGGTAACGTAGGATTTACGATTGACGGACAAAATTTATTGAACTGTGTTGCCGTTTGAGTTCTTCCTCCAGCAGAAGGTCATCGATCTTGGCACAACTGCCCAATGGATTTTGGAGCAGCACGGTTACGATGGGGCAAAGCACTTCAACAATGTCTTTGACGCCTCCCGAACCATCGAACAGTACCGACAATTTCACAACGAAATATCAATGAAATTCTACCAGATGTCAGTTGAGAAGCAGGCACTCGAACAGAAGGTCTTGCAACTTGAACTTGAACTCCAAAAAAAATATGAACTATAAAGATTTTTGCGTACTGGTCGACCATAAGGACGACGGCAGACGGACGCTTGTGAATGTCAAGGTGCGAGCAGCATTCGCACATTCATTCCGAAAGCGGTATAAATTGGTAGAGCTTGCAGAGCAAATGGGAAAGACCCACGCTACGGTGATTCATTATATGAACCTTGAGTTCAGAAAGGATGCCGAATACTGGAGATGCTACCAGATAGCGCAGTCAATAATCAATTCAGAGGAAGTAGTAGACACCCTTGACATTGATACTTTGGTCAAGGAACGTACCCAGATGCAGCAGCGTTTGGCGATGAAAACTACGGAAGTGGCTATGTTACAGGAGGAAGTGGTACATTTACGTCTAAAATTAGAGCGATTAAAGCAAATGATTTAATATCGCAATTCTACGCAAAGAAGCGTAAGGTCTTGGTGAATTTCACGAAGGGTTACGTTGGCGTCGAAGTAGCCGAGGACGTGGTGCAGGAGGTGTTCATTCGCCTCTTGCAACTTGCCGAGGAAGGGAGAGTTCACTTCATCCAGAACGGAGAGGTGAACTTTTTTTTTGTGTACCGCTCCTGCATCAACCTGTGCATTAAACTTCAAAAGCAAAAGGAGAATTTGCACAAGCTGAACTTTGGGGATATGTACGAGTTGGATGAATGGCTCCGACAACCAGAGAATGAATACAACTACGAGGAGGACGTGGCCTACGAGCAGCTGCTGAACTCCGTCAAGGATCAAGTCGAGGTCATCCGATGGTACGACCGTATGATACTGGAAATAAACCAAGAGATGAGCATCAGCGAAATGAACCGCTCCATCGGCATCTCTCGTGACTCAATTCGCAACACATTAAAACAAGCAAAGAATGAAATCAGAACAAACATCCAAGCCGACTACGAAGCGTGGAAGAAAGCCAAAAGGGGCGGGAGACGTGATTGAAAGCATCACGGAAGCGACAGGAATCAAAGCAGCCGTTGAATGGTTCTCCGAGGTTACTGGAGTTGACTGCGGTTGCGATGCCCGCAAAGAGAAGCTGAACAAGTTGTTCCCTATCAAACAACCGCATTGCCTTGAGCAGGCGGAGTACACGTTCTTGGGAACCGTCTTGGGTAAGCACAAGTTGACCGCCATTGAGCGTGAGGAGATTGCTCGCATTCACGCACGGACTTTCCAGCACAAGATGGTTGTGCCTTGCACCTGCTCCCCTAAATTATGGGCTGGGTGGATTCGTGACCTCCAGAACTTATACGACACCTATGGTGAGTGATGCTCGCTGGGCGCAGTCCAGAGAGGTCGGAAAGCAGGGTGAGGAGAGTTTTGTCTTGGCTTGCGAAGCACTTGGGTACCGCTGCCGAAAGAGCAGCAGGCAAGAAGACATTGAATTGCACATTGACTATTGGGTAACCCGACCGCAAGGGGAGACCTCTGTTGACGTCAAAGGACAGAAGAAGAACGAGGAGGTCTGGGTTGAGTTAAAGAACGTCAGAGGCCACGCAGGGTGGCTCTACGGCCACGCTGGGTACATTGCCTTTGAGATGGCTTCGCTTGGTGGGTTTGTTGTGGTGTCAAGGTCGCAGCTGGCAGAGCTGATTGAGATAACAGTTGAGGAAGTGTTCGTCCGCAGGGACGATGCCTACCTCAAATTGTACCAACGAGATGACCGCCTTGATGTAATTACACGCATTGAATTAAGTGACCTTGAACTTTTACCAACTTTCAAAATCATAAACTATGCCCATTCCAGTTCCCAAGCCCGCTGAAACGCAGGAAAAATTCATCCAAAGATGCGTCTCAAATGACGTAATGAACACGGAGTTTCCCGATGAAAAGCAAAGGATTTCAGTTTGTTACGCCCAATGGCGAAAAAAAATGTAAATAATTTTTGGTGGTCTGGTTTTTTGTTTGTTACTTCGCTTCATCAAACAAGTAAAACCAATCACAATGAAAACCCTACAAGATTATCTCAACGAAGAAGGCGGAGCGAATTATCTTTTCAACTGCGCTATGTATAATTTATTCTCATCTTATAGCGACCGTGAATATGCTTCTATTTGTGGTTCGTTCTATGATGGCGTGGTTACTTGGGCAGACCACAACATTGATGACGTGGAGGAGGTTTGTAATACAAAGTATAAGGGCTGGGTTCTTCACCTTTCGGAAGGTTATGTCGGCAAAGCTTACATCCCTAACTGGGTATTGAACCTTAACGTAAGCAACTATAAGCACGCCAAGTGCTTGTTCAACAAGTACATCAGAAAGGTTAACTAAATCAAAACGGGGAGCAGCATCCGAACAACTGCATCTTAAAACCAATCAAGATGAACAAACTCCAAAACATCATCATCGACATCACCGTCCCTTTGGCGTGGATGCTCATCCTGTCGGCTGCCTTCTTTGCAGTTGTACTCCTTCCTCAAATCATATTCGTTCAGCTATGCGACTGTCAGCCGACTTTCTAATGGACTATGCCGAGCGAATCGGTATCGCCCCAGAGGATGCAGGCCCTCGCACTTGGAATGAAATCTTCGCCGACTGGGCAGGGTTCAAATCCGTAGACGATATGATACGATATGAGCTGCACGTTGATATTGACAACTGCGATGCTCCAGACGGCAAGTTCCACGATGTGGACTTCGTTCACTACCCTTACGAACCAAACCTCCCGTTTGATGTGAACGAGATGTACAAGGCAATAGAGAAGGATTTATGATGCCCCGTATATTCAAAGAGCTTGTGACCCGTGAATGCACGGACTGCAAGGAGGTAGTGGCAGGCAATTACTTCACGCATTGCAAGCGCACCAACAAGAACGAGGTGGTGTACTATCAGCGTTCAGATTGCAAATTCTGTCGAGCAAAGAAGGAACGTGACCGCAGGGCAGCATCCAAAAAAAAGTCAAACGTACAGACCATATGAGAGCGGACATAATACACGGAAACTGTCTGGAGGAACTGGCAAAGATTGACCTCAATTTAATCAATCCAGTATTCGTGAGCGACCCTCCGTTCAATGTTGGGTATAAGTACGCAACATATAAAGACAGAATGAAGGAGGCGCAATACTATCAGATGCTCGCTTCAGTTTTTTCAGCTCATCCTCACGTCTTGATTCACTACCCAGAGCAACTGCACAGGTACTCGATTGAAATTGGAACAATGCCCTCAAGGGTGGTGAGTTGGGTATATAATTCTAACACGGCAAAACAACACAGAGACATCGCCTTCTATAATGTGTCTCCAGATTTCAAGCAGTACGGGCAGGAGTACAAAAACCCAAAAGACAAGCGAATAGCAAAGCGAGTCGAGGAAGGAAAGAAAGCCCGCCTCTATGATTGGTGGCAAATCAATCAAGTCAAGAATGTAAACAAAGACAAGACAGACCACCCCTGCCAAATGCCACTTGAAGTGATGCGGAGGATTGTCGGAGTTCTTCCCGCTGGAGTTACTGTCATAGACCCATTCCTCGGAAGCGGAACAACTGCTCTCGCTTGTAAGCAACTGGGAGTCCCATTCATCGGAATTGAGATGGATGAGAAGTATGTCGAGATTGCAAAAAAAAGAATACAATGAAAACAATCAAACTTCTTGACGGCTCCATCTGGGACACCGTCACCCTCAAAGAGAAGATGCTGGACGATTCGTTCTACTACGGAGACCTCGGCCGCACGGCTCTATCAAGCAGCGCAGCAAAGCTCCTGCTTCAATCCCCAAAGACGTACCACTATGTGACGAAGTACGGACAGGAGGATTCCGATGCCTTCTCCGTTGGGCGTCTGGTTCACTTGATGGTATTGCAACCCGATCTCGTAAAAGAGTACGAGGTCATCGATGTGCAATCCAAGAACACCAAGACGTGGCAAGAGGCAAAAAAAACAGGAGCCAAAATCATCACGGCAAAGGAGTTCAGCGAAGCCGAAAGAATCGCCAACGCACTTCTCCGCAATGAGCAGGTGATGGACTACGTTAACGACTGCGAATACGAAGTTCCCCAAGTGGGAACTATTGGAGGCCTGCCCTTCCGTGCGAAGGCGGACATCTACACGAGCGGGTTTATAGCAGATTTGAAGACCACAACAGACCTTCGTGCCTTCCCCTTTTCAGCACGAAAATATTCTTATGATATGCAAGCGTTTATCTACACCCGACTCTTTGGAGTGCCGATTGACAAGTTCATCTTCATCGCCATCGACAAGGCGTCCCTTGATATTGGAATCTACACGGTCTCTCCAGAGTTCGTGGCGGAAGGAGAGCGCAAAGCGCACGAGGCGATTGAACTGTACAAAGAGTTCTTCCTCGGAAATGACAACCCAGAGCTTGACTCCTACACCATCATCGGTCAACTTTAATCCTTACAAAATGAAAATAGACCACATCGCACACTTCTGGGCAGGTATGGCAATCCTTGCCGTTACGGGTAGCTGGCCGCTTCTTATTGCAGCAGCATTCGGGCGTGAATTAAAAGGCATCCTGCTGGACAAACGAACGGACTACGATGATAGCGTCTGGGACGTGGTATACACTTTGGCTGGTGGCCTTGCTGCAATGTTAGCTCAATTCTTGTTTGCCTTATGAAAGCGATTCTTGAGTTCAATTTGCCCGATGACGAGCAAGAGTTCAGCGATGCGACCAACGGAGGGATGTACAAACACGTCCTCTGGAAACTTGACCAAGACCTTCGTGGAAAGATGAAGCACGGGATGCTGAACGAGTGCGAATACAGTTGCTACGATCAAGTGCGTGAGGACATCCGTAACCTGTTGCAGGTTCACAATTTGAATATAGAATGAAGACACACATCCAAGAACTGATGGCTCTTTATCATCTGCTTGACGAAATCGGTCAAATCATAGATTCCGAGAATAGCGGCCTATCCGCAGAGCAGCGATTGAGCGAGATTGAAAGAACGATAAAAAAACTATTTCAAAACACCAAAGAGAAATGAGCGAAGTCCGCCCCGATCACTACAAGCAAAATAACAAAGAGGTGTGGGAAATGATGCTTGACATCTGGGGGCCTGCTGCCTTCATTGCCTACTGTGAAATCAACGCCTTCAAATATCGAATGCGAGCAGGACGCAAACCCAATAACCCAATCGAGCAGGACATTCTCAAGGCACAATGGTACGAGGGGAAAGCCAGCGAAATAGCAAGAATCGAAAATGAGTAATGCGATTTGGATGCTTGACCTTGAGGTATCGTACACCAAGAGCAAAAAGAAGCACACAAAAAAGGTCTGGGCTTCCTCCAGATGGGAGGAGTTTCGCTCGGTAGTCAAGGACGAGGAGTGCATCGAGCAAATCAAATCCCGCTACGACTTACAGACGGCAACTGACTTCCGCATCACAAAAGTCCTCGGAGCGGTTTATTTAGGTGAGCGTTATGGTAAAACACAAGAAGGTATACTTTGATGCCACAGGGCTATCGCCCGTCGAATTCGTGGAATGCGAAGTGTGTGGAGGCCGTGCGGTTGACATCCACCACATCCAACCGAGAGGAATGGGAGGGAGCAAGAGCCGTGACGTAATAGAAAATCTGATGGCGGTATGCCGACCTTGCCACCACGAAGCCGACTTTGGCACTAAACTATCAAAAGAGTACCTATATGAAATCCACTTACAGTACCTATCACGGATTCTCCCTTGACACCGTCATCGGTTCCTACTACATTATGCGTATCAACGTATCGATGGCGGGCATTATGCTTCACCATTACGAGGTGTACAGACGAAAGGGAAAGGACTTCTTTTTGGAGTACCAGAGCGAGGAGATGAACGATGACGCCTTCAACGATTGCGTGAACTACATCCGCCTCAAATGATACACATCCTCACGCCCTGCTCTCGTCCGTGGAACCTTGTGATGATAGCCCCAAGCATTCCACCCAAATGCAGCTGGAAGGTGGCCTTTGATAAATCAACAGGCGTACAATCAAGAGGCAAATGGTATACGTCTCAATTCACTGGCAGCTGGGGTCATCCTGTACGGAACGAAATGCTCTCCCGCCTAAAGGCCAAGCCAGACGATTACATCCTCTTTCTCGACGATGACAACCTCATCCACCCCAACTGGTACGAACACATCCAAGGAAGCACCGCAGATATGGTCACGTGGGGGCAGGAGAACAAGGACGGCTCCCTCCGACTGCGAGCAACAGACCAGCCACAGATAGGCAATATCGATATGGCTTCCTTTATGGTGAAGTATAAAATCGCCAAGCAACTGAAATTCACCGACGTATACGAGGCAGATGGTATCTTTGCAATGCAGGCAGCCCAAAAAGCGAGCGACATTCAAGTAATAAACGAAAGCATTTCATACTACAACTACCTAAAATGAAAGCAACTTTGACCTATAAGGTGGAGACCCACGAACAGGAGGCCATCTTCAAACGAGCAGTACGTTCCGAGGACGCTTGGAACTCCCTCTGGGAGACCGAACTATTCTTGCATACAATGGTGCAGGAAGCCAAGCACGAATACGAGCTGATTCTTTGGAAACAAGCGCAGTCCGTATTCCGCAACATCCTACAAACGAACTCAATATCTCTGGAGAATGAGTACTAAAACGGACATTACAAAAAGGGCAATGATTGAAGCCCTCGAAAAGTCGCTTGGTATTGTGTCTACCGCAGCACGAGTGGTAGGCATCAGCCGCAATACGCACTACGAATGGTACCGTGAAGACCCCAAGTACAAGCAAGAGGTAGACGCTATCGCAGATATGGCGATTGACTTTGCGGAGTCCTCCCTTCACAACCAGATAAAGGACGGCAACCCTACCTCCACCATCTTCTACTTAAAGACAAAGGGCAAGAGCCGTGGCTATGTAGAACGGCAGGAGATAGAACACCACGCAGACAAATCCTTCAAGGTCACCATTGTCGGAGATACGAACGAATAAGGTCTTTGCCCACCTACTGCGGAGCGACAAGCGCATCACAGTAGAGCAGGGTGGAACTCGGAGCGGGAAGACGTATAACATCCTACTCTGGGTTATTTTTCATTATTGTGCTACCAACAGGGACAAGGTGGTCACGGTATGCAGAAAGACGTTCCCGTCTCTACGTGCATCGGTGATGCGTGACTTCATCGACATACTGCGAGCGCACGACCTGTATCGGGAAGAAGACCACAATATGTCCAACCACGAATACCAGCTCAATGGTAACCTGGTGGAGTTCATATCTCTTGACCAACCGCAAAAGATACGGGGACGCAAACGGAACCTCCTATACATTAACGAGGCGAACGAACTGTTCTTTGAGGACTGGCAGCAGCTCATCTTCCGTACGGACGGCAAAATCATTCTGGACTACAACCCCTCCGACTCGTTCCACTGGATATACGACAAGGTACTGACCCGTGACGATTGTGACTTCTACCAAACGACCTACAAAGACAACCCGTTTCTGGATGCCGTCATCATTGACGAAATTGAACGCCTCCAGTTTACGGACGAGGACTACTGGCGGGTTTATGGTCTGGGGGAACGTGGCAGCAACCGAGCAGCAGTATTCTCCTTCTCAGCAAGCGACATCCCAAAAGAAGCAAAACTACTGGCATATGGAATGGACTTCGGTTACACAAACGACCCAACCTCCCTCGTGGGTGTCTACGAGTACGGGGATGCTCTTTATATGGACGAACTCATCTACCGCACGGGGATGACGAACAGGGACATCCACAACGTCCTGACCGACCTCGGCATCAGCAGATATGCGGAAATCTTTGCCGATAGCGCAGAACCGAAATCTATTGACGAGCTGCACCGCTTTGGGTGGAACGTGAAGCCCACCGCCAAAGGCCCAGATTCCGTAATGGCGGGGATTGATATGATGAAACGCTTTCGCTTACTGGCTACCCCACGAAGCACGAACCTAATCAAGGAACTCCAGAACTACAAGTGGGCGGAGGACAAGAACGGGAACCTGCTCAATAAACCGATGGACGCTTTCAACCACGCCTGCGATGCTGCGAGATATGCGGTATTTAATAAGAAGGCAAACCCTAACTTTGGACGATACACTTTGAGATGATATTAGTTGTAGGTCAACCAAACGGAGTTTACTACCACCGACTCCAAGTTCCTTACGAGGATTTGTTAATGCGTGGTTTTGCAGTGAAGTTCGGCACGATTGCCGACCTCGACCAGTTGAAGGGGCATATCACGCACCTCGTGGTGAATCGGGGTCTGGCAACAAAAGACCACAACAAGTTCAAAGCCCTGCTGCGGAGTTACGACATCAAGTTCATCGTTGACTTGGATGACTGGTGGAACCTGCCCACCGACCACGTGAACAAGTCACTTGCAAAGGGAACGCAGATTCTCAACTCGCTTAAAATAGCGGACGAGATTCACACCACGAACGAGTACCTCGCCGAGAAGATTCAAAAGATAAATCCATACGTTCCAATCTACATCCTGCCGAATGCGATCGACCCACGGCGGGAGCAATGGACAACAGAGAAGACCACGGAGGAGTTGACCATCGGGTACCTCGGTGCCTTGCATCACGACTACGACCTCAAGTGGAATGAGATTGACCTGTCAGCTCACAACTCGTATTCAATCGAATACTACCAACAGGCGATTGGTACACGGCAGGCATTCGAGAAAAAGAACTACGAGAATTACGGGGAACTGTACAGGCAGGTGGACGTGTCCATCGCACCACTCGCACCAACCGAATTTAACCGATGCAAGTCCAACCTCAAAGCGTTGGAGGCAGGATTCACCAAGACCTGTATCATCGCACAAAAGATGCACCCGTATACGCCTCTGTTGAACGATAGCAACTCAATCCTTTGCCGTACTCCGAGTGACTGGAGGGAAGCCCTTGCGTCCATAACAAAAGAGAAAGCGCAGGAGCTGGCCGAGAACCTGTATCACGACGTGCAATTTTTTGACATTGAGAATATCAATAACACCCGACAGGAATGCTTCGTAAAGTAATCGTACCCACCGAACTCGCTGACATCACGCTAAAGGATTACCAGCGTTTTATGGGGGCAAACCCCACGGATGACACCTTTAACCAACTGGCTCTGTCTATCTTCTGCGGAATCGATGCGGAGGAGTACCCGCTATTCCCAAAGGCGCAACTGGAGGAGATTGAAACGCTTGTGCAGTTCACCTTGAACGAGAAGCCAGATCTCAAGCGCATCATCAAAATAGGTGACGTTGAGTACGGCTTTCACCCCAACTTGGAGGACATCACCACGGGCGAGTTTATTGATGCACAGGAATACCTCAAGGACTCCATCAAGAACGCCACCAAATGGCTTGGTGTGCTGTACCGACCAATCACACAGAAGGCCGCAGGACGCTACGAGATCGAGGCGTACAACCCAGCGAAACACGACGGAGCAGCATTCGAGAATGTAACGATGGACATCGTGGAGGGGTGTCGACTTTTTTTTACTCGTTTGCAACTATCATTACAGATAGGTACCCTACTGTCTTCGAGTCCGAACCCAGCGACCAAAGAGCTGCGGACATCAAATCCCAGTTCTCTAAAAAATGGGGATGGTTTGCAGTCATCCATCAACTTGCTGGCGGAAATGTACTCAATAGTGAGGCCGTCACGAATCTCCCGCTGAACCAATGCCTTACTTGGCTTGCTTACGAAGTTGACAAGGCACGAGTCGACCAAGCCCTGATGCGACAGCAAAGCAGGTAGGGGGTTTTATAGTTATGAAATACGGATACTATCAACTCTGCGAGGCGTTGCAATCGGCAGCGACCTCGGCTGATTATATTACGACTACGACTTGGGGAAACATCTTTGACGTTGATATGCGTAAGATGACCCTCTTTCCCCTGTGTCATATCTTGGTGGGGAACGCCACCGTCAACGAACGGACAGTCACCTACGAGGTTGACCTTCTGGTGATGGACGTAGTGGACTACTCTAAGCAAGACCCGAACGTAGACCCGTACTCATTTCAAGGGGTAGCGATTAAGCAGGACATCTACCACCGTGCGCTCTTTTCAGCGCAGCAAATGATTGCATCCCTCCGCAGAGGTGCTTTGTATTCCGATGGCTTTGAGTTGGTGAACGACCCCGTATGCGAGCCGATTGATGAGGACTACGAGAACACCCTTTGCGGGTGGAAGTTCACCCTCCAAATTATGACCCCGAACCCGACAATCATCTGCTGATGGCGTCTGGAAAGCCCGACTTAAAGAAAGCCGAGAACACCAAGTTTGCCCTTGACAAATTTGGGAAGTACCTCGTGCAGCAATCACGGGCGAACCTAACCAAGCAGAAAAAGAACGTCACCAAGAACCTGTACAACTCCCTTGCCTACGAAACGAAGGTGAACCCCCGCTCCATTGAGTTCGACTTCTTGATGGCTGAATACGGGGAGTGGGTAGATAAGGGAAGGAAGAAGGGCAAGATGCCTCCGTTCGGGGCAATCTATGCGTGGGTAGCACGGCGCAAGATTCAATTCAAGGACACCAAGACAAAGAAGTTCCTGTCCTACTCCCAGACCGCCAGTATGGTGATGCTGAAAATTAAGAACAAAGGAATCGACCCAACCTACTTCTATTCACGCCCCTTTCAACTGGGGTACGAGAAACTGCCAGATGAGATACGCCAAGCATACGAGCTGGACGTGATGCAGTTCCTTGAATTTACAATAAACGAATTGAACAAAAAATATAAGTAATGGCCATCACTATAGTACAACAACCACCCGCCTACGCCTTCGGCAGTTCACCTATGGTGTACGGACTGGACTCTACGGCATACGCATCTACGGGCTTTGCCTACATTGCAGACGTATTCGTGTGGACGGGTTCCATTGCATCCGTTCCTGCGAGTTACACGTACCGCTTCAAGCTGCGCCCCGATCCCGTTTCCGCTCGTTATGGGTACTTGGATATTCGGAACGTGGTTGACCAGTACCTATCTGCTACCACGATAGCCCACGATGACGGCACGGCACAGAACAACGTGGCCTCTGTCGTGAACGTGCAGGTGAAGTTTCGTGAGTACACCAATAGCGGTGGACTTTCTGGCGTGCTGGCTACATCGAGCAGCATTCGTGCATACGATGGATGGAGTGAGGTGAGTGATGGACTGAATGTGAATCTTGAAACGCAAACGGGAGGCATACTGACCTCGATGCCGCAGTCCCCTTCTTGGGTTCCTATCTGGGAGGAGCAGCAGATGACGCTTGGAGTGATGCTCGGCTCTACTCCGCCGCCAGACCGCATACAAGTAAACTACTCGGACGGCACCTACGGGACGCTATTGTTCTCTACCTTGTCCGTGACGGGAGGCAACAACTCGCAGAACTGGATGTGGTTTATTCCTATTGGAATCACCAACCTAAACGCTTCTGCTATTGACCGAAAACCAGAGGACGTTGCGAACCTGCAATGGTATACGATTGACTTCCAACAGGGCTACGCTGCGGCATACGAGACCCGTGTACTTGCTGATGGCGGCGTATGCGAGGGGCTTGCCTGCTTACAAGCAGCACTCATTGAACTGGCAGGAATCCAAAGCACCTACAAGTTTGAGGTTCAATGCGAGCCACGCTACACCCCGCTTACTATTGCCTTCCAAAATAGGTACGGGGCGTGGGATTATTTGCTCGTGCAAAAGAAGTCCGTGGAGAGCATCAATATCGAGCGAGATACCTATACCGCAAATGTTATTACTCGTTCAGCAGGAACCGCCTCAATACCCTCATACGCAGCGTCAAAGCAATACTTCAACACGCAAGGCCAAGAGCAACTGATTGTGAACACGGGATTCATTTCGGAAGGGATGAATGAGATGGTGAAAGATATGATGCTTTCCTCCACCTTGCAGTTGGTGGAGCAGCAGCAGGGCGTAATTTTGAAGGATACGCAGGTCACCTACAAGACCTCCGTGAATGACAACCTCGTGCAGTACACCTTCACTTTGGAATACGCAAACCCTGTGAAAAACAAACTATGGCTCTAAAGATTCAAACCACCACGGGGTATCTTGATACCTACGGGGACGAGTCAATCTCGCTGGACTACAACGTGGCGGACTTGCGTGACCCTGCGGTCATCTTCTCTCCGATCACGCAGAACTTCAACCTGCCAGCAACAGACGCCAACAATGCTTTCTTCAAGCACTACTACGACGTTAACATACAGGGAGGGTACAACGCCTACTCCAAGCAGCAAATCACCCTGTTCTCGGACGGGGTTGCTCTTTTAGATGGGTACATCCAACTGCTGAACGTCACCATCCAAGATGGGATGATTAAGGGGTACGAGGTATTGGTTGCTGGAGAGGTGGGCGGCATTGCCCGCACGTTAGGAGAAAGTGAGTTGAGCGAGTTGCCTCTTGATGCTTTGAATCACACCTTCAACTGGGACAATATCTACGACTCGTGGGTGACGCCTATCGGAGACGCCATAACGTACGGAATGGTGGACGCAAAGGGATTCGCCACCGATTCGGTGTTCGCTCCGCAGAACCCATTAAAACCGCTTGCTGAAACCAACTTCTACCCGCATATCAAAGTCAAGTATCTCATTGAGCAGATATTTGAATCGGCTGGGTACACAATCAACGCAACGGGCTTCTGGGAATCAGAGTACCTCACGGATTTGTATATGCTCCTTTGGACGAATGATGCTATCGTTCCCAACGAGGAGGCATTCAATTCTCGCCTGTTCCAAGTAGAGAATGATGCCGCCACAACTATAAATAATGGCAATGCCGCCGCCCCAACGCCACTTACTTTCCCGACAGAGATATACGACAACGGAGGGAACTTTGCATCCGACACCTACACGGCAAACGCAAGAGGCGCATATCAATTCAATTTTGAAGGAACTCTTGACGGAAACTACAACCTACGAATCCAACCCCGTATCAATGGGGTAGTTGGGCCGAGTTACTGGGTAACTGCAAACACGGACTTCTCGGTGGACTTCACCTTGAACTTGGAAGCAAATGATGAAGTTCGGTTGTACGCTGCTCACAACGGCGCATTGGGGGTTACCAATTACAGGGATATAAATAGATACACTTGGACGTGTAACTCTGCCCCTTCTTCCCCCGTTGGATTGACGGTATCAATGACGGACTTGATGCCCAAGATGAAGCAGCGGGACTTCATTGCAGGGGTGGCAAAGCTGTTCAACCTTGTCATCGTTCCCGATCGGGATACGCCAAACACGCTCAACGTGTACGACTATCAAACTTGGATTGCAACGGGAGCAGTAAAGGACTGGACGTACAAGGTCGACATTTCGCAACCAATCACCATCCAACCGACCACCGACCTACAAGGTCGCTCAATTAACTTCACCTTCCAAGAGGGCGGGGCAATCATCGAGCAGGCGTTCAAGAACTCCTTTGGCTACTCCCACGGAACGCTGCAAATTGCAGACACCGCAAACGAGTTCGCACAGGGCGAGTTCAGCGTAGAGGTTCCCTTTGTGTCTTCCCTGTACAACCGACTGAACAACACCGCCAATCTGGAGATATTGCAGCTCTTTGACCTTGAAGGAAAGGCCATCGATAGCCAACCCCGATTGATGTGGTACCACGGGCGGCGTGAGTGCGTTCGGTATTCGGTGATTGACCAGTCCACTACGACCTTTCTGCAACTGTACGAATACCCAAAATTCGGGGTATACACGGAGGGATATACCAAAGACATCACCCTCACCTTTGGGCAGGCGGTCTTGGACAACCGCATCCCGCCTCCGTACAATTTGTTCACGGAGTTCTGGGCTACCTATCTAACCGAAATCTACGCATCGGATGCGGTGATGCTTACGGCGCAAGTGGTGCTTGAACCATCGGAGGTATACAACCTCGACTTGAACACCCAAATCTACCTCGACCAAGAATACTGGCGAATCAACAAGCTGACAGGATACGACCCCGAGAAGCGCACAGGAACGATTGAACTATTCCGTGCCTCGTTTGCGAACGGCATCATCTGTACCGACCTACCTACAATAATGAACTATGACGGGAGTGTCGGAGGGTTAACTACACAGAGCTGCTGCGAATACTACGGCTACCGATGGAACTCTACAAATAGCACTTGTTACTGGCGCACCTCTAAATTGCTATCGTTAAAGGATGACCTTCAAGCGATGCGCCACACGGCAACAGTTTCCCTTGAGCCAGAGCAACCGACCAGCACACAACCAAACCAAGTGTTCTTATTCGATGCTGAACTTACGGAGGAAGGCGTAAGCGAGGCGGCAGCATACGCCCTGCTCGACTACTCACGCAGCCCGTTTGACCTTGTTGAAGGTCAGCGCAAGATGTTCCTGCTATCGGCAGTAATCGAAGAATCAGGAGGTGTAACTCACACGGACTCGCATTATTATGTAGTGGAGCGTGCGTCAGTTGGTGATATTATTACCGAGATCCGACCAACAACTCACGACCACGATTTTGGAATAGCTCTGCTTGCGGTTTTTGATGTTACTGATCGAGTGGTGGGAGTACATTGCCTATCCTTAAAAAATGCAAATGGCCCAAGCGTATGGAAAATCCGAATGGAAGTACAACAGATATGATTGACCTCGGTTTTATAGTTAACGCCCTCAAGCAACCCAACCTCGGCCTGTCCGAGGAGGTGGAAATCGCAAAAGGAAAGTATCACATCATCAGCAGCATCGCCCAAGCAGGGGTACAAATCAAGAGACAATGGCAACGGAGAAGGTTATCAAATTAAAGGTTGAAAATGGTGAAGCCATCCTTGCCGTTGACGAACTCAACAAGGCGTTAAAGGAGACGAACACCCAAGCGGACAACCTTGACAATACCATCGACGCAGGAACCGAAGCCCTTGACAAGTTCACAAAGGGTGGGGTAAGTGCGATGAAGGGTCTCATCAGCGGTGCCAAGACCGCTATTGGTGCGATGACTACCCTCAAGGGTGCGTTAATATCGACAGGTATTGGTGCGCTGGTAGTTGCCGTTGGTACCCTTGCTGCCTACTTCACGCAGACCAGCCGAGGCGCAGACCAGTTTGCCGTGATTCTTGGAACGGTAGAGGCGGCTATCAAGGTGGTAATTGACCGTGCTGTAATGCTCGGAGAATCAATCACCCTTATATTCTCTGGCAAATTTAGTGAAGCAGCAGACAAAGCCAAAAATGCTTTCAAGGGAATCGGTGACGAAATCGCCAGAGAAGCAAAGCAAGGTGGTGAACTTGCGAAGGCATTGGATGCGGTAGAAGACCGTGAGCGTGCCTTGATTGTCTTGCGTGCCAAAGCGAATAAGGAAATCGCCAAAGCACGGATGATTGCTGATGACGTCAACAAATCCACAAACGAGCGAATCAACGCAGTACAGCGTGCGTTCAAGTTGGAGAGTGATGTAGCAGCAGCCGAACAAAAGAACGCCCGTGCGTACCTCAAATACTTGGACGATCGCATCAAGATGGGCGAGTCCACGGACGAGGACTTGAAAGCCCGTTCAGAAGCCCAAGCGAAGGTCTTGGAACTGGAGACGGAATCACTCCGCAGGCAGAAGCGATTGCAGGGTGAAATTATTTCCTTGCGTAACGAGGAGCGTACCAAGACAGAGGAGTACGACAAGAAGCGAGCGGAAGCCGCACAGAAGGAATTGGGATACCAGCGGTTCTTGGTAGACGGAGAAAAGGAACTGATTGAACTGGCCAACAAGCGACAAGCGTCACGAGTAAAAGCCCTTGAGGAGTTCCAAGCGGCACTTGACCGCCTACGGGGTGTGGGTCAGACCGAACGCCAAAGGGAAATTAAGCAAGTCGAGGCAGACGCAAAGGCGGCTCTTGACGCATTGATAGCGTCTGGGAATGCCAGTATCTACGAGGCAGAAAGAATTGAGGCAGAGAAGCGCAAAGCCGAGCGCAAGGTCAACGAGAAGTACGATTCGTTAGACCGCCAACGGCAGATGGAGAACAACGCCAAGAAGCTGGAGTTAGCAGGGCAGGCGTTTGGTGCTTTGGCACAGTTGGCGGAATCGTTCTCCAAAGGGGACGAGAAGAACGCACGGAGAGCATTCGGAATCACCAAAGCCCTGCGTATTGGTGAGGCGGTAGCAAACACCGCAGCAGCCATTATGACGCAACTGGCAGTACCACAGGACGCATTGACTGGTGCTAACTTCGTGAAGGCGGGAATCGTTGCCGTAACAGGCGCAGCGCAAATCGCAACCATTGCCCGCTCTAAATTTGAGCCAAGTGGTGCAGCAGCAGAAACTCCGAGAATGGGGGCCGCACCTCCAGCGGGCGGCGGAGGGTTTACCCCGAACATCTCATTCACGGGAATCGGACAGAATCCGCTCTCTGGTATCTTTGACCGCCCGATGCAGGCGTATGTAGTCAATCAACAAATGAATAACAATAATATGCTGGAGCGCAGAATCCGTACCAGCGCAAATTTCGGAGGATGAAGTATTACGAATTGGTGCTTGAAAATGAGCAGTTTATGGGGGTGAATGCTATCTCGGTAGTGGAGAACCCCGCAATCGAGGAGGAGTTTGTAGCCCTCTCCGCACAACAGGTGTCCTTCGCTATCCAAAACGAGGAGAAGCGTATCATCATCGGGCCAGTCCTAATCCCGAACAAGCCCATCTACCGCAGGGACGACAAGACAGGCGAGGAGTATTACGTCTTCTTTACGGACAAAACCATCCGCCAAAGTGCGGAGTTGTTCCTCAAAAAGGGTCTCCAAGCGTCTACCACCACGGAGCATTCGCAACAGGTGAACGGGGTCACGACCATCGAGCAATGGATTATTGAGGACGAGGTACACGACAAGTCACGCAAGTACGGAATGAACTACCCAATCGGTACTTGGATGCAGACCCGCAAGGTCGACAACGACCAAGTGTGGGAGGACGTAAAATCTGGCAAGTACAAGGGCTATTCCATCGAGGGATGGTTCGCACACAAGCCATCGTTGGAAGTGGCGATGAGTTCAATGCAGGAGATTGAGGAGCAAGAGGCAGAACACCTCGTTGAACTGTACGTTCTGGGAGCCGTCAAGGGAATCCTAAAAAAAGACAAGCGAGTAAAGGCAGGCCAACGGGTAGTTATGGAATCATATTCTGACTACCCCGAGGCCGTGCGCAATAACGCAAAGCGAGGCATTGAGTTGAACGAGAAAGGCGGTAACAAGTGCGCCACGCCAGTTGGCAAGATACGAGCGCAGCAACTCGCAGACGGAAAGCCCGTATCGTTTGACACCGTGAAGCGGATGTTCTCCTACCTATCAAGAGCCGAGGAGTATTACGACGAAACCGACTCTACCGCTTGCGGCACTATCTCCTACCTCCTTTGGGGTGGACTGGCTGCGAAGCGTTGGGCAGAATCTAAAATAAAGGAAAATGAAAAACAATCCTAAACCACCCGTACCCCCCAACTCACGGCGTGGATGCCTCTGCAAAGACGGCACCTACTCCCGAAAATGCTGCGACCCGAATGATATGTGGGCGCAAGGAATCGGATTTATCGGAGGCAAAAATACCCAAAACCCCTAATCTCTAATTATTATACTATGAACTTGAACGACATTTTCAAGAAAATTGAGTTCGCTCTGCAACCCGAAGCGGTTGCCCTTGCGAGCGCAAAGTTGGCTGATGGTACTATGGTGGAAGCCGAGGTACTTGAGGCAGGTCAAAACATCTTCCTTATCGGAAGCGAAGGCGAGAAGGTGGCTGTACCCGTTGGTGAATACCAAATGGAGGACGGTCGCATCTTGGTCGTGACGGAAGAAGGCGTGATTGCCGAAATCAAAGAGAAGGCAGAGGAAGCAGAGCAGGAAGTGACCATCGAGGTCGAGGCAGCTGCTGAACCTACCCTCCCAGAGATGATGGCGATGATTCAATCCCTCAAAGAGGAGGTTGAAATGATGAAGGCAGAAATGGGCAACAAAGAAGAAATGTCCGTGGAAGTCGAGAAAGAGGAGGAAGTGAAAGAGGTGGTAATGGCCGCAGAGAAGCCCATCGTGGCTGCCCCTGTCGAGGTTAAACCCGAACTGAAATTCCAAATCGGTGCGAAGCGTACTGCGACAACCGCAGACCGAGTATTCAACAAATTATTTAACTAACCCCCCCACATAGATAATGGCAACGACCACTTCTATCACGACCACTTACGCTGGTCAGTTTGCAGGCCAGTACATCTCTGCTGCCCTGTTGAGCGGTGACACCATCGCAAAAGGCGGCTTGACTGTCAAGCCAAACATCAAATTCAAAGAAGTAATCAAGCGTGTAGAGCTGGATGGTATCGTAAAAGACCAGACCTGCGACTTCACCGACACTTCCACTTTGACCTTGACCGAGCGCATCTTGCAGCCCGAGTTCTTGCAGGTTAACTTGGAGTTGTGCAAGAGCGACTTCGAGAGCGATTGGGAAGCCATCCAAATGGGCTACTCCGCTTTTGACGTTCTGCCCAAGAACTTCGTTGACTACTTCATCGCCTACAACTCTGCTAAAGTAGCCGAGTGGATCGAGCAGAAAATCTGGACTGGTGCTACTGCCAACGCAGGTGAGTTCAACGGCTTCCAAGCGTTGCTTGCTGCTGACTCTACTGTCATTGACGTAACTGCTGCAACTGCTGGCGTATCTTCTTCCAACGTCATCGCTGAATTGGGCAAGGTTGTAGACGCTATCCCTACCGCATTGTTCGGTAAGGAAGACCTGCACATCTACATCCCGACCAACGTGATGAAGGCATACGTCCGTGCATTGGGCGGATTCGGTGCTTCTGGCTTGGGTGCTGCGGGTGTGGACTCAAAAGGTTCTACGTGGTTCAACAACCAAGAGCTGATGTTCGAAGGTATCAAGTTGTTCCACGCTCCTGGTCTTGGTTCAAACAAAATGGTTGCAGGTCAGAAGTCAAACTTGTACTTCGGCTGCGGGCTTTTGAGCGATACCAACGAAGTCAAGGTGCTGGATATGAGCGACTTGGATGGCAGCAAGAACGTACGTTTCATTATGCGTATGACTGCTGGTGTTCAGTTTGGAGTAGGTGCCGACTTGGTATACTACGCCTAATCGCTGAAGGATGACGCAGGGGGAGGGCTTGGGTAAAACACCCTCGTCCTCCCTTTTGTGTTTGAACTGTTCAAAGCAGTTGACGGGTCAGCAGGCGAAATTCTGCTGCGAGAAGTGCAAGCAATCGTGGAGGTATAAAACAAAAGGAGCAGTACGACCAAAAGATGTCTATCGAAAGCACAAGAAAGCGACTTGCGAAATGTGTGGATTTATTCCTGTCCACCCTTGCCAGCTTGATGTCGACCATATAGACGGCAACCGCCACAACCACGAATTGAGCAACCTGCAAACACTATGCGCTAATTGTCACCGATTAAAAACTCACATTTCTAACGATTACAAAAAATAAAATAAAATGGCTTGTTCATTAACACTTGGGCGCATCGAGCCCTGCAAAGACCAAGTTGGAGGACTGAATGCGGTCTACTTCATCAACTCCATTGACTTGGCACAAATCTCCTACGACACCGCTGACACGGATGTCATTGACCAACTGGCCACTACTGCCACGAGTGCCTACAAGTACGACTTGAAAGGAACTTCAAACTTTGAGCAGGCCATCACTTCCAGCCGTGACAACGGCACGACCTTCTTCGAGCAGGTGTTGAACATCGTTCTCAAGAAGCAAGATGCCGATACCCACAAAGAGGTAAAGTTGCTCGCTTGGGCGAAGCCCGTAGTGATTGTCGAGGACAACAACGGCAACGCTTGGGTGATGGGCTTGGAACACGGTTCAGAAGTAACGGGTGGTTCTATCGTAACTGGTTCTGCAATGGGAGACCTTACGGGCTACAACTTGACCTTGACGGGTCAAGAGCGTGTGCCTGCAAACTTCCTGCTCGGAGCGGTGGCGAATAACCCGTTCGCTGGATTGTCTGGTACCAAACCAACAATCGTACTTGGGTCGTAATTAGACCAACGGGACGTGAGAGGGGGCTTCGGCCCCCTTTCTTTTTCACATAAGTCCCACTCTTGGGTTATATAGGTATGACTTTCGTATCATATAAAGCCCAGAACACTATCACTCTGCCCGTGCGTGACTGGCAGGTGGGGGTTGATACCCTCGCAGGGTACAATACAACGTGGCGAGTTCAGATGGTTTTGTACTCCAAAGACGGACGCACGGACACTATCTACAACGTGACCTCCCCTACCTTTGACGCAGACACTCGTGAGTTCACGTTCACTTACAATACCACCCCACTTGATGCCGAGGTAGTGTATATGATTCGCCTCACGGAACAGACATTCAACGTGGCTTGGACAAATACCAAGATACTCGCATTCGATCGTTTGCTGATGCTTCCGAGTGGTCAAACAACAAGCACCTATCAACCCGTCCTCCCGACAGTAGAGGAGACAATGAACAATCAGTTCAAGATTTATGGAGAATAACATTCGCCTCGTTCAGTTCGAGTCCTACGTTGCACCTGCAATCGTAGAGAACCCCCGCCTTGATTGGGTGGAATATGGGGATGACAACAACTACTACCAGTACCTCATTGACCGCAGGAACGGGTCTGCTACGAACAATGCCGTAATCACGGGTATCGTGGATATGATATACGGAAAGGGTCTGGACGCTACCGATTCGGCTACCAACCCGTCCGCATTCCTTGAGTTCCGCAGGTTGATCTCGGAGGAGTGTGCGTACCGCTTTGCAAATGACGTGTACTGGCTCGGCAACGGAGCTTTGCAGGTCTTGTGGAATGCTGACAAATCAGCAATCGCAGAGGTGACGCATATGCCAGTGCAGACATTGCGAGCCGAGAAGTGCGACCAAGATGGAACCATCAAGGCATACTACTACGCTTGGGACTGGACGAAGGTTCGGAACCGCTCTGGAGTGCAGCGCATCGCCGCCTTTGAGGAGTCCAACGAGAAGCGTGAAATCTTCTACTACCGCCCCTATTCGGCAGGTTCGTACTACTACTCACCCCCTCGTTACTTGGCGGCTCTGCCGTATGCGGAGTTGGAGGAGGAGATTGCAAACTACCACATCAATAACATCAAGAACGGACTCGCTCCGTCGATGATTATTAACTTCAATAACGGCATCCCACCACAGGAGGAGCAGGACAATATCAATTCCACCATTGCTCAAAAGTGGCAGGGAAGCACTAACGCAGGACGTTGGATTCTTGCGTTCAACGATGACAGCACAAAAGCGGCTACGATTGAGCCAGTCACCCTATCCGACGCCCACTTGCAGTACGAGTTCCTTTCTTCAGAGTCCGCTCAAAAGGTTCTTGTAGGCCACCGCATCACGTCTCCGATGCTCTTTGGTATCAAGGAGAACACGGGGCTTGGAAGCAATGCGGACGAAATCAAGAACGCTTACTTGCTTTTGGACAATACGGTGATTCGTCCTATCCAGATGGGCATCTTGAAGGCATTTGACGAGCTTCTTGCGGTGAACAATGTCTCTTTGAATTTGTACTTCAAGCCGCTCTCTCCGATGGAGTTCAACGACATCAAGGTCACGGACTCCACAACAGTCGAAGAAGAAACTGGAGTGAAGGAAGCCGACCAAGTGACTACGGAAGTGGTATCTACCGTGAACGAGGAAATCGCCCAGAAGGAGGCATCGTACAACGGAGCGCAGATTGCGTCCTCTCTGGACATTATGCGAGCCGTACAGGAGGGCGTTCTTACCCAAGACCAAGCAATCACCTTCCTTGTTCAGATGCTCCAGTTCGAGCCGTCTGTTGCGAAGGCGTTATTCGCTGGGAACTCCTCTGCGGTCATCACGCAAATGAAGTCGCAAAAAAAGCTTGAAGCATCATCCCCTGCCTCCGAGGAGTTGGTGCGTGAATTGACCTCGCTTGGTGAAGACGAGGATTTGGAGGAGTGGGAACTGGTCGGTGACGAGCAGCTTTCCGAGCAAGATATCGTAAAGATGCGGGAGGTGAACTTCGCATCCACAGGAAGCGCATTCCCGAACGCCAAGAGCGCACAAGACGGCGTAACGAAAGAAGGGTTCAAGTACAAGGTTCGGTATGCTTACGCAGGCGAAAAGAAGGGTGAGCGGGAGTTCTGCAGTTTGATGCTACAAGCGAATAAAATCTACCGCATTGAGGACATCGAAGCGATGAGCGGTAAGGCCGTGAATGCAGGATTCGGAAAGAACGGAGCAGCCACTTACGACATCCTGTTGTACAAAGGTGGCCCGAACTGTCATCACTTCTGGATGCGTAAGACGTACCTCTCAAGAGCGAAGGGAGTGACACCCGACCCCAAGAACAAACGCTCCGAGGTGAGCGTCAACGACCTCCGCAAGTTGGGAGTGAAGTTACCAGTCAATGATTCGTTAGTCGCCAAACCGCCTATCTCGCAGGACTATCGGGGCTACACTCCCGAATACGCAAAAAAGATAGGTATCCCCAAATAAGGTTATATAACTATGTATCCCCTATTCATTTCCCCCGATGACCTCGTAAAGCGCACCGCCATCAACGGCAACGTTGACCGTGACCAGATGGTGCAGTTCATCAAGATAGCCCAAGATATTCACGTCCAAGCACTTCTTGGTACTGCCTTGTACAACGCCTTGAAGAACGACGTGCTGAATGACACGCTGACAGGCAACTACGAAACGCTGATGACCGACTATGTGCAGGACGT